TTACACTCATTTGTAATATAAATCGAGAACATGGTTCTTTTAGTGTTATACCAGCTAATCATTTAAATAAAAATAAGGCAGGTTGTAAAATCTGTGCCGGAATTGTGTTTGATACAAATAGTTTCAAAATTATTGCAAGTCAAAGACATGATGATAGATATGGATATGATAGTGTTAATTATACTGGTCCGAAGAATATTGTTAATATTCTTTGTCATATCCATGGTATGTTTCCCCAAATAGCAGAAAATCATTACAGTAGTACAACGTTGAATGGATGTCCTGATTGTGCTGGCAACGTTCAACTGACTACTGAAATATTTGTTTCACGGTCGCAATTACTTCATCAAATAAATGGTGTTCCAATTTATGATTATTCAAGTAGTAATTATATCAATAGTGATACACCTATTTTTATTAAATGTAATACACACGGATTATTCGCACAAATGCCATATAATCATTTACGAACAAACAGATTATGTGGATGTCCTCTTTGTTATAATAAAACAGAGGGTAAATTATATGGTATTTTAAATCCATTATATCCAGAAATTCAATATGGACTCAGAGCCGATTGGTGCCGTAATGCAGCTAATAATACTCTTCCATTTGATTTTGCAATAAACCAACATAAAATTATTATTGAATTAGATGGTCGCCAACATTTTCAACAAGTTCGTAATTGGGGTTCATTTGTTGAAACTCAACAAAATGATAAATATAAAATGCAATGTGCTAATAATAATGGATATTCTGTTATTAGATTACTACAAGAAGATGTATTATATGATCGTATTAATTATTTAGATGCAATTCAAAACGCAATTCAAATGATACAAACAAATAGACCAGATAATAAAAATATCTATATTTGCTCTAACAATGAATATAATGTATATCTTCAAGATGTAGATGCAAATATGCATCAAATTATGAATGTACCTAATCTGTAAAAATTAAAAAATTGAAAATTAAACTATTTAACTAATTATTTTATACTAATTCAATATATTAAATATACATGCCTAAGAAAGCTACTCTACAAGACTTTATTGAGAAAAGCAAAGCAGTTCATGGAGAAAATGCAAATGATTATTCACAATGTAATTATGTTAATAATGCTACACCAGTTACACTATTGTGTGGTTTAGGTCATGGCGAATACAAAGTAACACCACAAAATCATACTACTAAAAAAGTGGGTTGCCCTTATTGTGCCGGTCGTGTTACAACAACCGCTCATTTTATTATGAAGAGCCGTGAAGTCCATGGTGATAAATATAATTATGATAAAGTTGTCTTCACTGGTGCTAAAGATTATGTCACCATTATATGTCCCGATCACCAAGAATTCTCACAACGAGCCGAAAATCATTATAATGCAAATATTGCTAATGGTTGTCCCGATTGTGGTCTCCTACGACCTTAAACATTAATATATTTTTTCTTTTATTTTAACAATAAATATCTATTTATAAAATAAAATTTTATTTATTCAGCTTTTTATTCCGGCTTCAAAAAAAATCATGGAATAAAAAAAAGGCGCGCGCTCTCACTCAAAAATATTTTGCTTAAGTTTTTTAAGCAACAAATTAAAGATTAATTGCTTAAAAAATAATTATTATAGTATTATTATATTACATATTGTATGGTTGAATATACTTGTGAAAAATGTAATAAGGTCTTTAATAGAAAATCAAATTATGAAGTGCATTTAAATAAAAAAATAGATTGTAGTAAAAATAAAATAGATGTTAATAATCTATTGCTTAATAGTTCCACCAATATTCCACCGATTAATGAAATTTATCCACCGATCAATGAAACTCATCCACCAATTTCCACCGATACTCCACCAGCAATGAAAGATGATGATAACAATCATAATAAATGTATTAATTGTAATAAACAATTTTCAAGAAGTGATAGTTATAAACGCCATATGTTATTTAGATGTAAATTTGTTAATGCAGATACAAAAATAAATATAAATAAATCTTCAATTGGAAATAACAATAATGATGTTCTAGAAATACTGATAAAAATTCAAGAAAATCAAAAACAGATTGAAGACGAACATAAAAAAGAAATCATCGAACTTAAAAACACTATAAATGATCTTCAATCAAAAATAAAGACAGACATACCTGTATCAACCAATATAAATTCCAATAATACAACAAATAACACCACAAATATTACAAACAATATAAAAATAATTAGATTTGGAGCAGAAAATCCTGCTGATAAACTAACTGCAAAAGAGGTACAATACATATTTGGATGTCATAAAAATTCAATGTTGTTGAGAAGCATCGAAGTAACACATTTTAGTAATAAACATCCAGAATTTCATAATGTTTATATTCCAGATAAGAAGATGCAAAACGCTATTATTTTTAATGGAATTAAACCTGATCTAAAATCAGTAGATTATGTAATGGACGAATTATTGTTAAACCATGTTAATAATTTAGATGATATGAAAAAAAGAGAAGATGTAATGATAACTGAACACAAACATATCGAAATAGACGATATTGTTGATAATTTTAGAAATTATAGAGACACCGGAAGTGATAAAGAAAAAAGAATATACAAAAAAGCAGAAAAAGAAATCAAAGAAATGTTATACAATAATAAAGATAAAATTATTGAAACTCATAAACGAGCAAAAAAAAGAAAAACATAATCTTTATAATCTAATATTAACATATTCATCCTCATCATTATGATTATCATATAATTTATATTGAATGGACTTATAGGTCAGATCGTTGTTATCAAAATATTCAACATCAACAGTTTCATTATTAATCAATTTAAAAAAGTTAGTAATTTGTGGATCCATCGTATCGCTCCTCAAATTCCATGTAGCAACAACATTTTCAATAAATTTATAACCAGCTGAAACTATCAAATGTGGATCATTAGAATATCTCTCATAAATAGTCATGATATGGTGATGTTCTGGTTGTTTTGTCTCACAATAAAGAACAGATAAAAAGAAACGATTAAATTTATCGTATCCATACACAACATTTGAACCTGTAGGAAAATCTTCTTTTGTAATGAAATCAATATATCCAGTATCTCCAGATCTATTTTTAATATCTATTTTAAAAATATCAATATCTTTATTAATATGAATTTTAATATGAGGAGGAATAGTATTAACCAAATAAAATAAATTAAATAATGAGTCATATGTACTTTTAAAAAAATTGTATATGCAATCAAAATAATATTCCATATAATAATATTATATTTTTATTCTTAAATGAATAGAAAAATGGATTGTTTTCACAAAAAAAACTAATTTTTGAAGGTTTGAGAAATTTATATATAAAAAATTAGATATATATATTATTATATTTACTATATCAAATGGATGATCTGTTTATTACAAAAAAATTAAAATATACAACACTAAAAAAAACTATCCAATATGACTCTTCATTGATGAATTATGGAACAATTGATTCATTACATACTAAATTTATGACAGATTTTGAGAAACAAGAGAAAAATGTTTCTAAATTTGAAAATAAAATCGAAAAACTAAGAAAAGAGCTAATAGATTTGGAGAGCATTCCACCATGTAATTATACAATCACCGATATAAGTAAAAAATCAGAATTATTGTGTAAAATAGAACAATTAGAAGACACAATAAAACGAATAAAATCGTGTGAAGACGAACACGAATATTATATAAAATCTTTACCAATACTAAGCCAGTATTATGGCATTAATAGGAATTCAAATGTAGCCGAAAATAAGATCAATAATATTAATAAAATAAAAAATGATGAGAGCAAATCATTAGTAGATTTTTTTAATAGTTGTAAAAAGAATAGAGAACAGAATGTAATGGCAGATAATGATAATAACATATTTGAAGAATATTTAAGATGTACAATGAATAAAAATATAAAAAAAAAATCATCACAAAATCAATTATGTCCCGAATGTAATATTGAAAAAACATTACAATCGAGTGATGGACATTTAGTTTGTATGAGATGCGGACACAGTGACAGAGTAATTGTTGATATGGAAAAAATAAATTTTAAAGATCCATTTTATGAAAATAAAAGTACTGGCTATAAAAGAATGAACCATTTTTCAGAACTAATGAACCAATTCCAAGCTAAAGAGTCCACCGATATTCAACCTGAAATATTCAATTCTATCATCCATGAAATTAAAAAACAAAAAATTATCAATCCTAATGAACTTACTAAAAAAAGAATGAGACAAATCTTGAAAAAATTAGAACTTAATCAATATTTTGAACATACACCTTTTATTATAAACCATCTAACAGGATTACCTCCTCCTACCATCACAAGGGAAACTGAAGAAAAATTAAAATTAATGTTTAAAGAAATTCAAGAACCATTCAAAATATATAGAAGCAAAGATAGAAGAAATTTCTTGAATTATAGTTTCATCTTCCACAAATTCTTCCAACTTTTAGGCATGGACGAGTTTTTACCTCATTTCCCACTTCTAAAATCTCATACTAAATTACAAGAACAAGATCATCTATGGATGCAAATATGCAAACATTTAAGATGGGAATTTATATCATCAAGTTAAAAATTAAAAGTTAAAAGTAAAAAAATTAATTATTATTATTACGATCTAAAATTGTTGGAGAATATGTATCTAATATAACAAAAACGGCACTAGATGTCAATCCAATAATGATGATTTCTTGTAAATCAAGTTTATAGGTTGAAATCCATTTAGCGGTTAAACATACGACAAAAAATTGTATTAAATATTTGATAATTTTTTTTAAATTATTAGATGGATCAGAATTGATGGAATTAATGATTGAAGCAATTTTATTACAACTCATAATATAATATAATTTAAGTTTAGAAATTATAATTATATATAAATGTTATATAATTATAATATTATATAAAATAGTATGACAGGAGGTTTAATACAAATTGTAAGTCAAGGAAGTGCTGATTTATTTTTAACAGGAGTACCACAGATTACATTTTTTAAAATTGTCTATAAAAAATATACAAATTTCGCTATGGAAAATATCATTGTACCATTAAATAGTATACCTAATTTCGACCAAAAAATTACTACCACTATTCCTAAAACTGGCGATCTTATCTATAAAATGTATTTACAAGTTTCTATTCCACAAGTTCATATTTTTAATCCTGATAAATATATCGACAATAACCAACTCGCATATCTTAATACACAACTTAATCTATATAACGCATTAATACCAAAATATAACTCTTTTTTTAAATACAATTTTATTATTTTAAATGGTCTTAATTTAGAAATTAACACTATTAACTGCACTTGGTTTACAGCTAATATTTTGATGACATCGTATGCTAAAGAATATGGTACAACCATCAGTACAATTGGTATTAATATTGATGATGTTATTACACAATATAATACACAATTCTCATCTTCAACACCATATGTTAACTCGATATCTAATAATCAATATTTTTTATCAAGTGTTTTAAGCTTTATAAATAGAATGACACAATATTATAAAGACCAAGAAAAAATATTATATCAAACTATTAATAATATTAATAATGGTATCAAAAATATTGATACTAAATATGAA